TAGTGATTGCAATTATCTTGAGAGGTCAGCTTGCTATGAACAACGCGAGAAAGCCGAAGCCGAACTCGCCCGCCGCCCCAAGGAAGCCGAAGCGAGAGAGGCGGGAATGGTGGAGGCGCTTGAAGTGACTCTAAAACACGTTGATTTTGGCCACATTTCATACATGGATACGGCTTGGGTACGAAAGAAAGTAACAGAAGCTCTCTCCCTCGCCTCCCCTCGGGCGAAGCAGATATTGGCGGTGGTGGAGGCGGCCGACGATCTCAATAAGGCCGTGTGCGAAAACGACATCTGCGATGCAGAAGCAGCGTTGATCGAAAAGGCGCGCGCCCTGAAATGAAACTTCTATTAAGGAGAAATGAATAATGAAAATATCCGTTGTATTACCGGTGTTAGATTTGTCGGACCCGTTCATGTTCGAGCTGACGCGGTTCGTGATCAAGGCGCTGCGGTTAAACACACAGCTGGAGTATGAGCTAGTGGTTGTCGAGACGCTATCCGCGCGCCTACGGCGTTGGTCACACTCACACTCGGAGCTGGCGTTCGACGAGCAGGCCGGGCGCATTGACCAATACATCCACTGCCCGGAAAAGACCAACGGCGTTAAGGATACCAACTTAGGCATTAATGCCGCTAGCGGGGATATTATCATTGTAACGGCCAATGACATTATCGTTACCGCCGGGTGGCTGGAGGCGATCGTCGAGTGCTTCGAGCGCTGCGCCGACTGCGGGCTGGCGTCGCTGTCCGCCTCGGAGCCGGGGCACTTGGTCGGGCCCGCGAAGCGTCTGCCGTTGATTGTCGAGGGGTCGTACACACCGATCATGGCGTTTCGCAAGGGCTGGGCGCTCGACGAGGCTTATGCCGGCGGCTACTCGGACTCGGACCTGATTATGCGTATCTACGCGGCGGGGATGCGGGCATACCGTCACTGCGGCGTACAGGTGCATCATCTTAATCACCTGACCATTAAGACGCGGGGAATGGCTGGTCACCAGGAGATTGCGGACGGTGAGAAATTGTTTTATGAGAGGTGGGGTGGGTCGCCGTTGATGATGTTTCAGGTGATCAAGTTCGGCGGGTCGATCTATGGCCGCGAACACGAGGCACTGTTGCATCGGACGGTGCCGTATATGGAACGGGTTAAGAGAGGAGAAGTGTAATGGAGAGAAAAGACTTTTGCCTAGGTTGTGGGCGTGAGTATGAAAATGAGTTATGGGGAGCCAACTGCACCTGTGATGTGCCCAACGTCGTTCATCAAAAGGCTTGTGATGGTTGCGGAAGCATCATGGGCTATATCATTGATGACATTGATGACGATTATCGCGGGCCAGAGAAACTATACTGCCCGGGGTGTTTAAATAAATCTCGAAAGGAGGGCGTGTAATGGCAAGAACAGTGAGCAGGACGGAGACGGCGGACGGCGACACGTGCGCTGAGATTAAGGCTCTGTGTCGGCAGACCGGGGTATCGCTGGCGGAGTATTACCATACGGCGGGGCTTGCGTCTGAGCTGTCGCTGCCGATGTTCTATGCCGCATTGCGCGGGGACGCGGTCACCGCTGGGACGGAGCGAGCGATTGATCAGTCGCTGCTGGCGTTCCGGGATTGGCTGGACTCAGCCAAAGGACGGAAGGCGGTGCGGGAGAACCCGAAGCAGCTGCTAAAGCTCGCGCGGCGGCAGGGGGAGGAGCTCCGGGAGACGCTGAAGCGGCTGTCCCGGTTGATGGGGGAGTGAGCTATTCTACTATTCCGAGAAGCTCTATGATCTGCTTGCGGTAAAGTAGTTTTCCAGCTTTAGCGAGTTGCCGGATTTGGTGGATGTCTCCACCACTATTCTCCAGAGCCTTAGAAATAAGGCTGTTGATGACTACGCGGATTGTCTTGCCGTCACGCAACGCGAGCGCCACAATAGCCGCGTGGTCTTCCGGCGGGAGCTTCAGAAGAACAGCGCGCGGGCTGTTTTCTGGGTTGCTGTGGTAACGGGTGCGCATGGCTAAATTATATAACAGTTCTTAAATTATATAAAACAGTTTTCCTTAATACTATAGGGATCCATATAAATAATAATACTTTTATGTTTATATTATTATTTATATGCTTCTCTATATATAAAGGGAAAAATTATTGGAGGGGATGGGTTTATTTCTGACGACGCGTGCTATATATTTCTGGTAACAAGTATTATTTCACGGAGCGCGCGTGGCTAAGTGGGTCAAGGGACAATCGGGCAACCCGAACGGGCGGCCGAAGGAAGACGAGACGCTCACTGCTCTCGCAAAGACGTACACCAACGAGGCGATCCTCAAGCTCGCGTCATTGATGCGCAGCAGCAAGTCCCCGCCCATGGTTCAAGCAGTATGCGCGCGTGAGCTCCTTGATCGCGGCCATGGCCGCCCGCATCAATCAATCAGTGGCACTCTCGACCTAACTGTCCGCCAAGCCTTTGTGCAGGCAATTGCCGACGCCCCCGATGTTATTCAGCGCTTCACTGAAGAGCAGCGGCTGCCGCTTCAGTGACAGACGCTTCCACACAGAAAGCCCGCGATCCGTTCACTGACGCTGTCGTTGCATCTTTGCTTGACCCTGTTTGGGCGCGCAAGAACATTTTGCGTGTTGACTGTGATCCGTGGCAGGACGAGATTCTTGAAGCCTTCGCAGACCTCTATCGTAAAGACGTTGGCCTGAAGACTGTCGTCAATCACGAAGGGTTGAATCGGTTTTCCATTCGCTCCGGCCACGGCCCGGGCAAAACGTTCATGCTAGCACTGCTGATGCACTATGCTGCATTGACGCGGCGCGTGCAGATGCCGTGCACGGCGCCGAAGGAGAAGCAGCTACGCACGCGCCTGTGGCCGCGCTTCCGCCAGATACTCGCCGCTGCACATCCAGCCTATCAGCAAATTGTTGACGTACAGGACACCAAGATCACTTGGTGTGGCGACCCCGATTGGATGGCGACCCCGGAGACCGCCGCCGAGCCTGAGAACCTCCAAGGCTATCACCCGAACGGCCCGCACGATTGGCTGTTGTTCATGGTCGACGAGGCGTCGGGCGTTGCCGACACAATGTTCCGTGTGGTAGAAGGCGCCCTGTCCTCCGCGCACTCTGCAATGTTCCTTATCGGGAACCCGACGCAGAACACCGGCGAGTTCTACGAGTCGCACAACAAGCCGGGCGTCACGCGCTTCTACTACCGCCGCCACGTTCAGCCCAGCGAGTCGCGGCATGTTTCGCAAAAGTACATCGATGATCTGATCGCGCGCTTCGGGCGTGAGTCCCCTGTGACTAAGGTGCGCGGCTTCGGCGAGTTCGCCGAACTTGGTGCGGACCAGCTGATTGCTCTCGGGTGGATCGCTGCTGCGCGTGAACGCGAGTTCAAGACCGACGGTTCGCTGTTCCACCGGGTCGTGTCGGTGGACGTGGCAGATGGCGGCGAGGACTTTTCGACAGTGACTCTGGGTGAACACTATCAGACGCTGACGCACATGATCAAGCAGCAGCAGTATTCCTTCCCAGCTGCTGAGTCCCCTATCGAGACGGGCATGGCCGCGGAGCGCACTTGGTTAGCCACTGGCTGCTCGGCTGCGAACGGAGATTATTTCGTCGTTGACTCGATCGGCGTCGGCGCCGGCACCGCAGGTTATTTGCTCAAGAAGGGTTACCCGGTCGTGACTTACAAGGGCGGCGAGAGCTCGGACGATGCGGAGCTTTGGCGCAATCGCCGTACGCAGTCGTACATCGTCGCGCGCGACGCGTTTCGTGACGGCACAATCTTATTTGAGGATGACTTCGTTGACGGCGAGACTGATTGGTCCGAGGTCGAGGCCCAGCTGTGCTCAGTGCGGCGCAAGCCGGGCAGCGAACGTCTTGAAGATATCATCACGAAAGAGGACATGCGGCGCCTCGGCATAAAGTCGCCGGATCGTGGTGATGGCATCATCATGCAGTTTGCCACACAAGCGCCAACCCTTGGTTCGTCCTCATTAGCCTTTGGTTCTGTCGACATGGAGAGTGCTTCGCATGGCCATGTCAATTAGCGTTCGGGAAGAGCTCGTGGCCTGCATCGCGCGCCACATTGCAAATAATGATGGTGAGCAGCCGGAGGTTGTGCGCATGACGCGGTCGAAGTACCTGCGGTTGGGCGCGGAGCTGGGTTACTGCTTAAAACGGATCGGCCAAACGCGCATTGAGTTCTTCCTGAGCGAGACCGAGCGCAAGGAGGCCAATCGTGCTTGAGCGCGTGCGCAGCTGGTTCAAGGCTCCCGACCCGCAGGTCGTTCGCGCGATGCCCACTGGCGAGGTCGCGTGGTCCGAGTCACGCATGTACGGTGCCGACGACTTCCCCAAGTATAACCCTGACTCGTTGATCGGCACTCGCGGCTTCGGCATCTATAAGAAGATGATGTTGGACGAGCAGGTCAAGGCCGTCGTGCAGTTTAAGCGCGATGCAGTGACCTCGCGCGGGTACTACTTCGAGCTGGAGTCCGAGGCATTAGGCGAAGACGAGACTGAGCGTCGGATAAAGGTCTTCGAGCAGGCTGTCAAGAAGCTGCGCGGCTCGTTCACAATGGCGCTGAATAAGATCATGAGCGCGCGGTATAACGGCTTCTCGCTCGTGGAGAAGGTGTACGATCAGCAGCCCTTGATTGAGGTGGACGGCAAGACCTACATCATTATCCAGGACCTGAAGCTGCGGCCGTTCGATACGTTCGAGTTCTACGTGGACGTGTACGGCAACGTCGAGAAGGTCGTGCAGCGGATCGACAACATTAACCTCGATATCGATCTGTCGCGCTTCATCCACTACGTCTGTCAGCCGGACGTCGACCCCCACTACGGCCAGAGCGATTTGCGCGAAGCATACCGCGCGTGGTACAGCAAGGATCATGCAATCAAGTTCCGCAACATCTTCCTGGAGCGCATGGCCGGCGGCTTGGTTACCATCGAGCCCGAGAAAGGCGTCACGATCACGCGCGGGTCGCAGGCACATACGGACTTGATGAACATACTCAGCAACTTACAGACGAAGACCGGCATTCTGTTGCCTGCAGGCATGAAGATGACGGTCAATTACCCGAGCGGTAAGAATGAAAACTATGAGGCGGCGATCGCGAGCGATAATAAGGCCATCGCCAAGTCGCTGCTGGTGCCGAACCTGCTAGGCATAAGTGAGCAGGGAGCGCACGGTTCGTTTGCCCAGTCCGAGACGCAGCTCGAAGCGTTCCTCTGGACGCTGGACAATATCGCTGAGACGTTAGCCGAGACGCTGAACGAGCAGCTGTTTCCTGAGCTGGGTGACCTTAACTTCGGCGACGGTGTTTACCCGAGGTTCTGTTTCCACCCACTTTCCGAGACCATGAAGCTGCGGATCATCGGCACGTGGAAAGAGCTCGTGACCAGCGGCGCCGTCGAGCCCAGCGACACGGACGAGCAGCACTTGCGCGATCTGCTGGAGTTCCCTGACAAGGGCGAACCGATCAAAAAGCCGTTGCCGTTGGGACAGATCGACCCGCGCACCGGCCTGCCGATGAAACCCCCGGGTTTCGGCAATCAACCCCCGCAGCCAGAGGCCGAGGGTGCACCCGAGGACGAAGAGAAGCAGACACAATACGCGCGCCTTCAGCGTGCCACGCGCCGCGTCGACTTTGCCGTTATCGAGCGCAAGAGCACGGCGATCGAAAGCACCACACTGAATAAGCTCGGCGACACGATGAAGGACATCGCCTCTGATCTGCAAGAGCAGATTAAGACAACCGGGCTGGCGCCCGCACTGGCCGATGAGCTGAAGGTCAAGTCGTCACTGGTCACGCGCATCCGCAAGGCGGTGTACGAATCGCTGCGCGACGGCTGGAACTTGGGGCAGGAGCACGCGCGTCGCGAAGTGGAGAAGGCCCTCGCGAGCGAGGCACCCGAGGTGAAGCGTCTGAGCCGAGACAAGATGGTTTTTGCCGCGCAGTCGTTGACCGAGGCTGCCGCGCAGCTGTTCCTGGAGCAGCGGTCGTATCAGGTTGCCGGGGACGTTGCGGAGAACCTTCGCAAGCGCGTCGTGACGACGATCTTTAACGGCATTAAGAACTCGTGGTCGTTGGACGAAGTCGTGCGGCGCATTGCCGAAGAGGTGGACTCCTATTCCATCCCACAATTAAACACGGTCGTGCGTACCACGACATTCGAGGCTATGAATGAAGCGCGTTACAACTTCTTCAGCACGCCAGAGCTCGGTGGGTTCGTCGAGGCGTTGGAGTACAGTGCGATTCTTGACGGCCGGACGACCGACCTTTGTCGTGAACTCGACGGCCGAATCTATCCCTCTGATTCTGACGTGTGGAACACGTACCGTCCGCCGAATCACTTCAACTGCCGGTCGTTGCTGATCGCGGTAACGCAGCTAGACACGTGGACGGAGTCGGAAGAGCCGGGGCTGTTGCCGGCGGAGGGGTTCGGCTGATGGCTCACAGAATTACATACGTCAAGTATTCGGAGATTGGCGGAACGAACATTCACTGTCCCTATAGTAGGGGCATTCAAGTCTATGCCGTTCTTGTCTGTGACGATTTGCCGAAGTCCGATGCGCCGGGGCAGCTGGTTCACCCGACAGGGCTATCCGTTCAGGAAGTGCAGCACCAGAAGCAAGAGGAGTGGAACTGAGGTGGACATGATTATCCCTCTCGCTATTGTGGCCGTTGGCTTCTTCTGGTTCCTTCGCGGCATTTGGGTGATACCAAGCACCGGCTACACTCAGGCGGATGCGCAAAGAGACAGTCAGTTTGGATTTGGAGGCAGCTGAGTATGTGGAAAGAGGACAAATTAAAGTTCGCCGAAGACGGCTCATTCGAGGTCGAGATTCTGCGCACCGGCACCTGGCAAGGCGGCGGCTGCCCGAAAGGTGGCTGCACCTTCA